AGGCGGTTTGTACTCATCGCATTTTTCCTACGAACGGCAGGTGACCCGATGGCTCGTAAGTTGGTCGCGGTCACTGATGAGACGCCTCCACCTGCCCCGAAACGAACTCTTACGGTGCAGGCCGCGGCGGCGACTGGCGACCAGCGGGAGTTGCTTGTGGCGATGCGGACGCGGATCGCTGAGGCGGTTGGGGACCCGAATACCCCGGCTCGCGACCTGGCGGCGTTGTCTAGGCGGCTCCTGGAGATCGCGAAGGATTTGAAGGCGCTCGATGCCTCGGAGGAGAGCGACGACATTGGTCAAGCAGCAGCAACCCCTGATGAGAAGTGGGTTGCTAACTGAGGCTCGGCATGTGGTGTTGCCTGAGGGGATTGTGTCGTCGGGTTTCCCTGCGGTTCGTGAGACGTGTCGGCGGATTGGTGTGGGGTTTGATCCGTGGCAGGCTGATCTGAATAAGTGCATTTTGGCGAAGGACGCTAGCGGGTTGTATGCGGCGGATACGGTTGGGTTGTCAATTTGTCGGCAGGCTGGGAAGACGTATGACATCGGCGGCCTGGTGTTCGCGGATTGCATTATCTCGCCGGGGTCTACGACGGTGTGGACGGCGCATCGGTTCAAGGTGGCGCGTGAGACGTTCACGGCGTTGAAGGGTTTGGCGTTGTCGAAGCCGATGGCGCCGCATGTTGATCCGGATGCGATTTTCACGGGTGCTGGGAATGAGTCGATCGGGTTTCGGAATGGGTCGCGGATTGTGTTCGCGGCTCGTGAGCGGGGCGCGATCCGTGGTTTCTCGAAGGTGCGTCGCCTGATTTTGGATGAGGCGCAGATCTTGACTGAGGCTGCGATGGCGGATCTTGCGCCGACGATGAACCAGGCTGAGAACCCGCAGATGATTTTGATGGGTACGCCACCGAAGCCGTCCGACCCGGGTGAGACGTTCAGTAACTTGCGGGCTGAGGCGTTGGCGGGTTCGTCTGAGGGCGTCTGTTACGTGGAGTTCTCGGCGGATGATGACGCTGATTTGGATGATCGGGCGTCGTGGCGGCAGGCGAATCCGTCGTATCCGCATCGGACCCCGGCGCGGGCGATTCTGCGGCTGCGGAAGTTGCTGTCGAATGATGATGACTTCGCGCGTGAGGCCCTGGGGATTTGGGGTGGCACGGCGTCGCAGCAGGTGATTCCGCGGGATACGTGGGATGAGCGCGAAGACGTGATGTCGATCCCGGTTGATGCATTCGCGTTGGCGGTTGGTGTGTCGCCTGATCGTTCGTCGGCGTCTGTGTCGCTTGGCGGGTTACGCAAGGACGGTAAGTGGCATGTGGAGCTTGATCAGCAGAAGAACGGTGTTGGTTGGGTTGCTGATTATGTGGCTGATCGGTGTCGCACGAACGCAGGGCGTATCCGGGCGGTTGTGGTGAATGGTTCGTCGCCGGCCGCGTCGGTTGTTGAGGATCTTCTCGCCAGGCGGATCAAGGTGACGACGATGGACGCGAAGCAGGTCGCGGAGTCGTTCGGCCGGTTCTATGACGGCGTGATGGACGGCTCGGTGGTGCATACAGGTCAACCCCAGGTGACTGCGGCGTTGGCGGTTGCGCGTAAGCGTGAGTTGGCGGGTGGTTCGGCGTGGTCGCAGAAGAACAGCGCGTCGGATATCACTCCGGTTGAGGCGTGCACGTTCGCGTTGTGGGGTGCTCAGTCGTCCAAGGTTAGGCGGCCGGGTGGTCGTGATGGTGGTGCTGGTCGTGAGGGCACGGTGCTGTAGTCAGGTTGTCTTGTAGTTCTCCCATTGCGTTAGGGAGAGTTGTGCGGGGTCTACCCGTGGAGTGGTGTTAGACCCGTAGTTGTGCAGCACGCCTTGCCTGATGAGGCTTTTGAGCTTCTTTTCTTTCAGCCCTGTTTCGGCTGCGGCTTCCATAAGTGTGATGCCAACGTAAACGGGTTTGACGTGCGGCTTCCTCGGTGCTGGTTGCGGCGGTGCGGGTTGCGCTTGGTGCATGTTTAGGTGCTCAGTCCAACCGGCCGCCACTTCGCTGTAGTTCTCGCCGCTAATCCACCAGTCAGTTTCTGTGCATAAGGTGCATCGGACGAGGAGTGCCATCCGGAGGGGCTCTTTCCGGGTGCCTTGATTTTGGTAGACGTTCACTGTCGCTAGCGGTCCGCAGAGCGTTGCCATGCGGCGTTGTAGGCGGTCCCTCGCGCCGGGGGTGTTGCCCGCGGCGTACTCGACGGGTTTGGGCTGCTTCGGGGGGTGGCTGCGCGTCCACTCCTCGTAGAACTGCAAATGGTCCTCTGCTGTCCACTCGTCGGTCATCGGCTGTACCGCTCTAGGAATTTGCGGACGGCGTCGCTGATGGTTTCGCCGCGTTCGTCTGCGCGAGTCTTTGCTGCGTCCCAGATGCGGTCCGAGACACGCACGACGCGGTTCTTCATCGGCTCTTTAGGCAAGAGAGGCTCCTCATTCCGAAAACGGGGGAGCCGCTCAGCGCCTCAGTGCTGACCCCGTGACTAATCCCGCACGGGTGGTTGGCCTCGCGGCACCAGATAACCAACACCATCGCCCATCATCTCGCGGACGACTTAGGCGCTGAACGACTCCGCACCGATCATACCGCATCGCATACGCAACTGCATAGGCAACCAAGGGGGGTGCGCGTGAGTGTCACCCTGCCGGATGTGTCGGATGATGAGCAGCGGACCCTGAACCTGCTGCTGTCGCAGTTGGAGGCTAAGACTTTCCGGAACATCCTCCGCGCTAGCTATTACGACGGCAAACGGGCGATTATGCAGGTGGGGACGATCATCCCACCCGTGTATTACCGTCTGGGGATTGTGTTGGGGTGGTCCGCGAAGGCTGTGGACATCCTGGCGCGGCGTTGTAACTGTGATGGGTTTGTGTGGCCGGATGGTGACCTGGATTCCCTCGGGTATCAGGAGACGTTTGAGGGTAACCATTTGGGGTCGGAGATTTCGTCGGCGACGATATCCTCGTTGATTCACGCGACGTCGTTCCTGGTGAACACCCTGGGTGATGACAGTGTGGGTGAGCCGGTTGGGTCGATTCATGTCAAGGACGCGATGTCCGCGACTGGTCAGTGGAACCCGCGGACACGCCGACTGGATTCGCTGCTGAGTATCACCAGGCGGGATGGTACGGGTGGGGTTGCTGGGCTCGCGCTGTACCTGAACAACGTGACGATCGTCGCGGAACGCGACGGTGCGCAGTGGATGGTTGACCGGCTCGTGCATGAGTACGGTGTGCCGGCTGAACCGTTGGTGTACAAACCGCGGGTTGGTCGCCCGTTCGGTTCGTCCCGGATTTCCCGCCCGGTGATGGCGTTGCATGACATGGCGTTGCGGACTGTGATCCGCATGGAAGGCCACGCCGACGTTTACAGCTTCCCTGAGATGTGGATGCTGGGGGCGAACGAAACGATCTTCAAGAACGCTGACGGGTCACTGAAAGCGAACTGGCAGGTCATGCTGGGGCGGATCAAGGGCATCCCCGATGATGAGGACGCGACGAACCCGCGGGCTGATGTGAAGCAGTTCCCGGCGTCGTCGCCGCAGCCGCATATTGAGCAGTTGAAGCAGCAGGCGCAGTTGTTCTCGGGTGAGACGTCGATTCCGTTGACGTCGCTGGGTGTGTCGGACATGACAAACCCCACGTCGGCGGATTCGTACATCGCGTCCCGTGAGGATTTGATCGCGGAAGCGGAAGGCGCAACCGACGACTGGGGCCCACCCTTGCGGCGGTCGATGATCCGGGCGTTGGCGATGAAGAACAGCGTCACCGACATCCCACCGGAGTGGAAGACGATCGCCCCGAAGTGGCGTTCCCCGCTGTACCTGTCGAAAGCCGCCCACGCCGACGCAGGGGCTAAGCAACTCGCGGCGGTGCCGTGGCTGGCCGAGACAACCGTTGGGCTTGAACTCCTCGGATTGGATGAGCAACAGATTCAGCGGGCGATGGCCGACAAACGCCGCAACGGTGGCTCAGCAGCCCTGCAAGCCATCACCGCAGCAGCCCAGGCTGGTCGGCCGGTGGTGACGATGAACGCTGGGCAGCAGGGCACGGTGACCCAGTAATGACCGGGTGGACCGACTTCGCATGTCTCTGTTACGTCGTTGTCAGTCTGCGGGGTCCGCGTCTATGGGCGTGGCGGCAACGGATGGTGGCATTGGACGAGGCGGGCGGGGTGTTCGCGTGGGCAACACCGCGCGGTGAGAGGTCCTGAATGCCGCTCCTGCAACTAACCAACCAACACCGGGCTGACCTCCAACAACTCACCGGGCTCGCTGAGAATGATCTGCGGTTGATTTGGCAGGAGTTCAACAACACCAGCGAGACCCTCACCGGGCTGATGGATGTGCTGCCCCAGTTGGTCAGTGTGTATGGGTCGGCTGCGGCCACGTTGGGTGCGGACTTCTACGACGAACTCAGGGCCGCTGAGGGGGTCAAGGGGTTGTTCACGGCGTTCCCCGCTGAGGCACCGGACCTGCAACAAGCTCATGCGCTCGCAGGTTGGGCCGTGAACACCGGGACCGACCAGGGAACAACCCTGACCCTGGTAACGGGTGGGTTGCAGCGGATCATCGCGAACCAGTCACGGACATCCGTGGCTGTGTCGTCGGTGGCGGACCCGAAAGCTGAGGGGTGGCAACGCGCTGGCAGCGGTGAATGCCACTTCTGCGCAATGCTCGTCGGGCGGGGCGAGGTTTACTCAAAGCACTCAGCGGACTTCGCCTCCCACGACCACTGCCACTGCTACGCCGTCCCAGCGTTCGGTGGCCGACCACGGTTGGTGAAGCCATACACCCCGACCACGAAAAACGTCACCGACGCGGACCGGGCCCGCGTGCGCGCCTACATGGCCGCCAACCCGCAATAGATTTGCCCGCCAGTTTGGTGGGGGACGCCCACGCGCAGCGGTTAATGCGCGGTCGAATGGAGAACCAGTGAGCACCATCGTGCCCGAAGGATCAACCGCCGAACTGCTAGGCGGGTTCTACAAGGAACTGCAATCTGAAGGGTTGACCTCTGATCAGGCTTTCGAGCTTGTGAGGGACGCAGCTAAGGCGATGTGGGCTGGGTACGCCCCGCTGGCCGTGAAGCGGGTAGCGGCATGACCAACCCCGAAGGCACACCCGAAGGCACCCCGGATCAGGGCGGAACCAGCGGAACCACGCCACCCGCGAGCAGCGAATGGAAACCACCTGCAACGCAGGAGGAACTGAACCGGATCATCGCGGACCGTGTGAAAAGGGCAGAAGCGAAGTACGCAGACGCCCCCGAACTCCGCAAGAAAGCCGCCGAGTACGACAAACTGGTCGACTCCCAGAAAACGGAACTGGAACGAATCCAGGCCCGCGCTGAAGCGGCCGAGAAACGCGCGGCTGACCTCGAAGCAGCCGAAGCGAAACGCGCCGCCGACGCCGAACAAGCCCGGCAAATCGCGGACTGGAAAACGGCCATCGCCAAAGACACCGGCGTACCGGCGTCCGCGTTGCGTGGCAGCACCAAAGAAGACCTCCAAGCCCACGCCGACGAGATCAAAGCACTAATGCCTGACCCCAACACTCGCAGAGTCGGAGGGGCGTACGTCCCCGCCGAAGGCCGCAACGTTGGTGCCGGCGGGAATGACCCAGCGGCCGAGTTCGGACGAATCCTCCAGAACGCACGCCGAAATGCTCAATAACCCCGCGGGCACACCCCGCTAAACACGAAGGACAGAGGCCAACATGGCTATCAACCCGTCTGCGTTGGCGAACACTTCCGCCACGCTTCTCCCCCCGACCATCACCGGTCCCATCTTCGCTAAGGCGGTGGAACAGTCCGCCGTCATGTCCCTGGCGCGTCGCGTTCCGCTGTCCGTCGCAGCGAACACCGCCATCCCCGTCCCGATGGACATCCCCATCGCGGACTGGGTCGGAGAAGGCGGCATCAAGCCCGCCAGCCAGGTCGGTGTGGGCGTCAAGGTCATGTCCGGGAAGAAGCTCGCGCTCCTCGTCCCCGTGTCCGATGAGGTTGTTCAGACCAACCCCGGTGGGCTGTACGAGCAACTGAAGCAGGACCTCCCGACCGCGCTGTCCCGCGCGTTCGACTACGCCGCGATCACAGGGAAGTCACTCCGCACCGGTGGGGCCGGCCCGTTCGGTGACTACATCGCACTGACCCCCAACACCGTCGCCCTCGGCACCGCCAGCCAGGCCACCGGCGGCATCTACAACGACCTCGTCACCGGCGTCGGGAAGATCGTGGACGCTAACTACGACATGACCGGTTGGGCTGCTGACCCGCGGCTGCAGGTCGACGCGATGCTCGCCACCGACACCGTTGGTCGGCCGCTCCTCTCCAACGACCACTCCACCAGCACCAACGATGAACTCGGGAACCTCACCCGGGACCTCCTCGGCTGGCCAGCAGTGTTCAACAAAGGCGTCGGCGGCCGGTACTGGCGTGCGGGTGACGCCCTCCAGACCATCACCATCACCGGCGCACCGACCGGCGGGACGTTCCTGATCGCGGCCGGTGGCAACTCGTACACCGCAGCGTTCAATGCTGCTGCCTCGACGCTCCAGACCAACATCCAGGCATGGGGCGGGGTGTTCGCGGGCGTCACCGTCTCCGGTTCCGCCGGCGGCCCGTACACCGTCACGTTCCCCGCGATCACCTCGAACGTGGCACCGGTGTCCGCGCCGTTCACCACCAACGGTGCTGGCCTCACCGGTGGCACCAACCCGAAGGTTGCAGTCACCGCGTCCGGTCAGGGTGGCGTTGACTCCACCATCCGCGCAGTTGCCGGTGACTGGTCACAGGCGGCATACGGCGTCGGAATGGACATCACATTCAAGGTATCCACCGAAGCGACGTATTTCGATGGAACAACGTTCCACTCGGCGTTCCAGGAAAATTTAACATTGCTACTTATCGAGGCTTACTACGGATTCGTCGTAGGCAGTCCGTCTGCGTTCACTGTCTATACAAAAGGAACTGCCGCGTTCTAAGCTTTTTGCGCGTGCACTCCTGTCCCTCGTTGTATTATGGTGTTATGACCAATTCAACGATGGAAGCCGCTCGTCGGAACTACGGCGGGCGGCTATCGCTCACCTGCGAGACGTGCGGTGCGAGCTTCACTCGTCCCGCCTCTCGGGTGAAGCCTCACGCGTTTTGCAGTCGCGATTGTTTCTTGGGGTCGCCGCTGCATTCACAAGCTGTCGCCAACGCGAACCAGAAACGGCACCCCAACGGCGGCAAGCGCAACGTGCCGTGCATGTGGTGCTCGACGGTTGTTCGTCGGTTCTTGAGCCAACTCAATGCGCGGACGTTCTGTACGCGTGATTGCGAGGCAGCCTATGACCGGGCGTACCCAGTGCGTCAGGTCAATGAGGGCGGGTATGTCAAGGTGTTCGTCGGCCCTGAGTATCCCGGCGCGATCGGCTCGGGCCACATGTTGGAGCATCGCCTTGTGATGTCGAAGCATCTTGGTCGTCCGTTGTTGCCGCATGAGAATGTGCATCACATCAACGGCGTCAAGGACGACAACCGGTTGGAAAACCTCGAACTCTGGTCAACCTCTCAGCCAAGTGGGCAGCGTGTTGAGGACAAGGTTGCTTGGGCTCGTGCGTTCCTCGCTGAGTATGAGGGCAAGTTGTTCATCTGACCAGAGAGGGGTGCTTCGTGCCTGCTGTGACGTTGTACCCATCTGACCTGGATGCGTTCGCGGTTGTGGACCCTGTCAAAGCTAACGCGATGATTACGGATGCGTTGGCTTTGGCGGCGGTTCATGCGCCGGGGATTTTGGCGGATGATTTTGCGTTTGTGGATGCTGCCAGGGCGATCCTTCGGCGTGTTGTGTTGCGGTGGAATGAGGCTGGGACTGGGGCGTCGGTTCAGCAGTCTGCGGGTCCGTTTTCGCAGACTGTTGATACGCGGAAGGATCAGCGGGACGCGTTTTGGCCGAACGAGATCCAAGCTCTTCAAGACCTTTGTAAGGGCCCGGAGATGGCAGGCGCGTTCAGTCTTGACACTGCGCCGACAACCGTTGTTTACGGGCATATCACGGGTGTTGGTTTTGATGGTGAACCGGGTTGGTATCCGTTTGGTGACTCGTATGGCGTTGATGGTTCCTATGGTTCTTATTATGGAGGTAGTGATGTCTGAGAAGCGGACGGTGCTGGTGGAGTCCATCAGTTACCTCGGTACGGACGGTGAGGATCACGTCGGTGTCCGTGGCGAAAGCATCACGGTCGCGAAGGCTGGCCTGGAGCATTTCGATTGGGTGCATGATGCGACTCCGGAGGCTCAGGGTGCGGCTCGGTTGAAGGCTGCGGAGGAGGCCGCGAAGCCGAAGCCGGCGACTGCTGCTGCGAAGTCCGCGGATAAGGCTTGAGTCGTGTTCCCGTTTGGGGAGCCGGTGGTGTTTCAGGCTCGTGTGGTTGGGGTTGAGGATTCGCACGGCAACCCGATCGAGTCGTTCGCGGCTCCGGTGACGGTTGAGGGTTGCGCGTTTGATCCTGGTGGCAGCATCGAAACAATGGAACCGGGGCGTGAGGCAGTTGTGTCTCGGCCGCGGGTGTTTGTGCCTCCTGGGAATCTGGCGGGCGTGACGGCCCGTTCCCTGGCCACTGTTCGGGGTTTGTTGTATCGGGTGGATGGTGACCCTGCTGATTTCCGGTCACCGTTCACTGGTTGGGAGCCGGGGATTGTTGTGAACCTCGAAAGGGCGGGTGGGTGACAGTGGCTGAGGATTTCGGTATCCGGTTGTTCCACAACGAGTTGGACAAGATCCTCAAGTCTGATGAGGTCATGGCGAAACTTCACGAGGTCGCGGACCGGGTCGTCGCGGCTCACCCGCACCCCGAGGATCTTGAGGTCGAGGACTACACGGGCCGCAGTCGTGACCGGGTGTCGGTGAAGACGAAGAACCCGCGGGCTCATGTTCGTGAGGCTCGGGATCACACGTTGGTTCAGGCGCTGGCTGCTATTCAGGAAGTGCCGGGTGGTTGAGGTTCTGCGTGTCCCTTCGGGGGTTGCGTTCACTGTGGCGTTCCTGAAAGCGCAGTACGCAGCTCACGGTGAAACGGCAGGCGTGGGCAGCAAGGTCCGTGACCCTCGCCCACCAAGGTTCACGAAGGTCCGTTTGATGGGTGGTATGCGTCCTGACCTGGCCAGGTACGCACCGATGCTGACCATCGAATGTTGGGCTGAGGACGAACTCAGTGCGGAAGATCTCGGAACTTTGACTGAGGCGCTGTTGACTTCCCTACCTGACCTGAACACCGGGTGTACTCGGGTGGTTGAGGTTGGTGGGTTGGTGTGGCAACCGGACCCTGATACGGGTGCCGCACGGTATGTGTTCACCAAGCAGTTGTATTTGAGATCAGAGGTTCTGGTCTGACGTTTTACCGGCATCAAAACCTTCTGGGCCCTCCTGCGCAGAACCCGAAGGGGAAAACCAATGGCAGGCACTCCGAAGACCGCCAACATTTTTGTTGGCAATCCGGACCGGGCCACGTCGGGCGCTATTCTGGTCGCCCCTCTTGGTACCGCTCTCCCAACCGCAGTAGCAACAGCACCGAACGTGGCGTTCAAGGACCTCGGGTACATTGATGAGTCCGGGTTCGTGATCTCCCAGAAGCGTGATTGGGTGCAGATCCGGGACTGGGGTGGGGACCTCGTCCGGACGTTCCTGACGAAGTTCACGGGTGACGTGAAGTTCACGTGCCTGGAAACGAACACCCCCGTCCTGAACCTCGTGTATGGGGCGTCGAACGTCACCACCACGAACACTGCCGGGGCTCCGACGTTGCAGGCGGTGAAGTTCAATGCGGTAGAGAACCCCGCAGTGTCGGTGATTGCGAACATTCTCGACGGGGTGCGGTCCATGCGGATTGTGTGCCCGAACATGCAGATCACGCAGCCGGCGGATATCACGTTCTCGAAGACCGCGCCGGTGAAGTGGGACTTGACTGGTGAGTGCTACCCCGATGCGTCCGGCAACAGCATTTACCTCTACACCAGCGACGGCGTGAACAACCCGTAACCAACTAGACCGTCCGGCGTGCAATCTCACGCAGGAGGGCCCGCGCCGGACGGGTCAACCTCCTGCACACCAACGAAAGGCCCTCCTGCGAAATCATGTCCAAAATGCGAATCGAATTCCCGGATGCCCGCCCGGACTCGACCGGCGGGTACCTGTGCCACCCGGACGATGCCGGCAACTCGCTGTACATCTACACGGAAGATGACACTGAGCCGCCCCACCCGAAGCGTGCCATCACGCGTGTCGTGGTCAGTATCGAGAGGCTCGTCTGATGGCCGCGCCGAAGAAGGCTGCTGTCGCGAAGCGTGGCCCCGGGTCCGATGATGACTTCGTGTATGAGTCGTCGGTTGGTGAGATCACCGTGCCGTCACTCAGCAAGGCGAAGGCCCCGAACGCGTGGCAGATAATGGAGATCGAGTCCATCGAAAACCAGCGGGTGAAAAACGCCCGCGAATCACTGCTGTTCGTGCAACTCGCCGCCGGCGACGACCCCGACTCGTTGGCCCTCATCAAGCAACTCGACATCGTGGAGTTCGGTGAGTTCCTCGAAGCATGGGGCGAACACAGTGGAGTCCAACTGGGGGAATACAAAGCCTCGTAGCCCTACCCCGCGAACAGTGGGAAGCTATCGAGGCCGATCTCCTAGACAAACGGTACACACTCGCTGACGTACCAGCCGTGGTGACATGGCGCGCCCTGCTGGCGATGATCAAACACTCCCCGCGGACCAGTGCGGTCGTACGGGAAATGTTCGGTGAAGAAGTCGCGTGGGCTGTCACAGATCACCTGTTGGCTGGTGTTGTGGACTACCTCGCGCTCATCGCGTGGTTGAACTCCGACACGAAGAAAAACGACCGGCCGGAACCCATCAAACGGCCAGGTCAGAAAACGCAGGAACCGTTAGGCACAGCGGTCCCCGTCAGTGAGTTTCAACGGTTGTGGGATGAGAACATCGCCCGTATGACGGTAGAATCAGAGACAGTAAAGAGCCCGGCGGATGCTGATACATCCCCGGGCGACGGCCAACCTGGATAAGAGGTCAACGTGGCTGAGTATAAGTCAAAGCCCTGCGTCGTGCCCGACTGCGACCGCTTCACGACCCTGAAGACTGCCCGTGGCATGTGCCCGACGCACTACCACCGCTGGTGCAGGCATGGGTCGACGGACCTGCCGCTGAAAATGAAGGACAAGCCTTGCATCGTTGAGGGCTGCGAAAAACCGGGGCGGCGACTGAACCGCTGCGACAGCCATGGTGGTCGATTCGCCAAGTTCGGTGATGACAACTTGGCGCGCGTGTGGTCAAGCGGACGCGTGTGTGTTGTTTGTGGTGTGACGGACTGGCCGCCGAACGGTAGGCGCATCACCTGTAGCGCCAACTGCTTCGCGCTCAAGAAGGCGTACGGCGACAAATTGGAACGCACACGCCCGTGCCTGCGATGCGGCGCAGTGATTGACCTGATGGCCAAGGGCGGCAAAGGCAAGCAGAAGCGCAGCGTCCTAACCATGATGTGCGCCGACTGCCAGGCCGCGCGGCATACGCGTCACAAGATGTCAGTCAGTGTGCTCGCCAAACGGGACGGCACCGACTGCAAGATCTGTCACGAACCGATCGACATGACCCTGCGCAAGCCTAGTTTGTTCGGGCCATCCGTAGACCACATCTACCCGTGGGCACGCGGCGGCACACACGACCCAGGGAACCTGCAACTGGCTCACCTCTGGTGCAACCAAGTAAAACAAGCGCAATTGAATTTCGAGGTTTAATACGAATAGGGAGGTGTTTAATTATGCCTGTTGAGGTGGCGCAAGCAATATTAAACATTACCCCGTCTATGCGTGGCCTACAAGCATTAATTGATAGAGAAATGCGCGGGGTCGATTCGCGACGCGCCGGCCGTGATGCTGGGGACGGTTATTCGTCGGGGTTCGGTGCTAGCGCCAAGAAGCTGACGGGCGTATTGGCTGGTGCGTTCGCTGCCGTCAAGGTGGGCGACTTCGCTAAGGACGCTGTTGCGCAGGCATCCGACTTAGCCGAGGCCGGGTCAAAATTGCAGGTCGTGTTCGGGGACGCGACGGGCAGCGTTAACGATTTCGCGTCTGGTGGTGCGAAGGCATTTGGTCAGTCGAAGTTGGCGATTCAGAATGCGGCTGCGCAGTTCGGTGTTTATGGTAAGGCCGCGGGTTTGGCTGGCAGCGCTAACGCTGATTTCTCGAAGAACCTCGTAGGGCTCAGCACGGACCTGGCGTCGTTCTATAATACTGACCCGGCGCAGGCCGCTGAGGCGATTTCCGCTGGGTTGCGTGGTGAGTCTGAGCCGCTCCGTCAGTATGGTGTGTTGTTGGATGATGCGACGTTGCGGAATAAGGCGTTGCAGCTTGGTTTGATCACGACAACGAAGGATGCGTTGACACCTGCGAATAAGGTGTTGGCTGCTCAGGCGTCGATCATGGAGCAGACCACGTTGGCGCAGGGCGACTTCGCCCGGACTAGTGGTGGCCTGGCGAATCAGCAGCGGATTCTTGCGGCGCAGTGGACTGATATGAAGGGCAAGTTGGGGCAGGCGTTTCTGCCGGCTGTGACTGCGACCGTGACGGCGTTGAATGAGCGTCTGTTTCCGGTGTTGTCTGACCTGGGGGCGAAGGCCAGCGGTGCGTGGTCGATCCTCGCGCATGGCGATTTTAAGGGTGAGTCCGCCGGCCTTGGTGCTGAGGATTCCCCGCTGGTTAGTGCGTTGTTTACGGCGCGGGAGACTTACCTGAAGGTTGCGCCTCAGATTTCCCTTGCGTGGGATGCGTTGACTAAGGGGTTCGACCCGACGCGGGTCTTCGGCGGGGAGAATAACCCGTTGGTGGCGGGGATGTTGAAGGCGCATGACACTTTTGAGTCGTTGAAGCCTCAGTTGAGTGCGGCGTGGGATGCGTTGACGTCCGGGTTTGACCAGTCCAGGATCACGGGGCAGGCGAACTCACCGCTGGTCGACCTTGCTCTGAAGCTCCGCGACTTTGGGTTGACGACCTTCGACAAACTGAAGGATATTTGGGCGACCCTGTGGGATACGGCGCAGAAGTTGTGGCAGCCGATTAAGGATATCGCGTCGGCTATTTTTGATGCGGTGTCGAATTTGTCGGGTAATGGTTTGACTGTTTGGTCTGTGTTGTTGGATGTGTTCCAGAAGATCGCGGATTCGTTGCACTCGTGGCTTGTGCCAGCGCTGACTTGGTTGGCTCGGTTTATGCAGGAGAACCCGGCGTCGGTGATGACGTTCGTTGGTGTGATCCTTGCTGTCATTGGTGCGTTGAAGGTGTGGACCGTTGTCCAGGGCATCTTGGATGCGTTGCTGTCGGCGAACCCCATCGGCCTGGTTGTGGTGGCGTTGGCGGCGTTCGCTGCTGCTGTGGTGTGGGCGTACAACAATGTGGGTTGGTTCCATGATGCTGTGGACACTGCGTGGGCGTTCATTCAGGCGGCGACGTCGGCGTTGTTTGATGGGGTGATCAAGCCGGCGTTTACGTGGTTGTCGGAGAACATCCATGTTGTTGGTGATTTCTTCGTCGGCATGTGGGCTGCAGCGCAGCCGGTGTTTGATTTCTTGAAGAACTCGTGGGACAACTTCGTCTTGGTCATTCAGGGTGTCATTGACGTTGTGGTTGGTGTGTTCACGGGTGATTGGCAGCGTGCGTGGGATGGTGTGAAGGAGATCTTCACGGGCGCGTGGAATCAGATCGTGAATTATGTGCAGACGGCGTGGACACTGATTTCGGGGGCGTTCACCGCTGCGTGGGATATCACGGTTAAGCCGGTGTTGGGTTGGATCAACGACGCTTTGTCAACCACGGGCCGGTTCTTCATGGACCTGTGGAATAACACGGTCAGCCCGGTTTGGTCGTGGATTCAGGACAAGATCAGCACGGTGTGGTTGTGGTTGAACCAGAACGTGTTCGCCCCGTTGAATTTGGCGATCGGGACCATTGGGACGTTCTTCATGGGCCTGTGGACGACTGTGCAAACGGTGTGGAACAACGTGTCAACGTTCTTTGTGAATGTCGCCACTGGGATCGACAATGCGGTCACGAAGGTTAAGACTGCGATCACGGACATCTCTACGGCGATTGACGGGTTCTTTCAGCGGTTCACGAACTGGGGCGGCACCCAAGCGGGTGGTGTCCTGGGGACCATCAATCTGAACCCGCATGCAACTGGAACGATTGTTCCTGGGTATGCACCGGGTGTGGATAACTACCCGGCTCTGCTCTCCCCGGGGGAGGCTGTGTTGGTGCCGCAGTTGACGCGGCAGCTTGGTGCGCCGAAAATCCTGGAGGCGAACCGGCGCGCGTACATGGGCGCGGACGGCGCGTCTGTGCTGAGGTTCGCGCAGGGCGGCGTCATCGGTGGTCAGCAGGCTGGTGACTTGATCTATGCGCGGACTAAGGCGTTGCTGGATACGAAGCAGAAGGAGATGGAGTCTACTGCTGCGGGTTCCGCTTCGGTGAATCTCGCTGAGTTCAATTCGTCTCAGGATCCGTCGTCGTTTGGTTGGGCGCGTGCTGTCGGGATGGTGCCGTTCTCGTTCGCGGGGTTGGGCACGAGCGTTGCGGGTGGCACTCCTGGGTTGTGGGCTGCGTTGTTGAATGCGCTGGCCCCGTCGATCCCTGGTGGTGTGAAAACGTTGGGTGGGTTCGAGAACCGCAACAACGTGAACAACCCCAGCGTCCCGTCGTTCCACGCGTACGGGCTCGCGATGGACGTTAACGCGCCCTGGAACCCGAACGGTGTCAGCGGTTACGGCAGGGCCGGGCAGTACATCATCCCGTCTGGGCCGGCGCATTCGTTGGCTGCGCAGTACGGGATGCTGTGGGGTGGCGACTTCAGCGGCACCCCTGACCCGATGCACTTCGAGATCCACTTGCCGCCATCGGCTATCGGTGGCGCGGTGGCAGGGGCGCTGGGTGGCGCGGTGCCTACTGTTGGGGCGTCCACCACTACGGGTGGTGGGTTTCCTGCCGCGGTGGAGCGGTGGCGCGCAACAGTTGAGCAGTCGTTGGCGTTCATTAAGCAGCCGTTGTCGTTGGCGAATACGGTGTTGAATCAGATGCGGACGGAGTCATCTGGCGACCCGAACATTGCGAACCTGACGGACATCAACGCTCAGCGGGGTGACCCGTCGATCGGTTTGATTCAGGTGATCGGGTCAACGTTCCGGAACACCTTGGCCGCGCACGGGTTGTCGAACCTGGTCCCGCGTGGGCAGCGTGACCCGTTCGTGAACCTCGTCGCTGGGGAGTTGTACTCGATCGACCGTTACGGGTCCATCGCGAAGGGTATGCGGGGTGTGGCGTACGCGAACGGTGGGATCGTCCCCGGCTTTGGTGGGACCGATTCTGTTCGCGCGTTCTTGACGCCCGGTGAGGGTGTACTCCCGAAGCCCCAGGTTGACGCCTACATCACCCATGCGAAGGCGTTGGAAGCTGGGTTCAGTGGCCAGATGCCGAGCGTGGTCATCAACTTGGACAACTCAGATCCGTTACAGGTGGCGGTCGCGCAGATGATCGACGCTGGGTTAACTGATGCCGCTGCTTCGGTTAGACGACGGGCGGTGCAGACGGTATGACGTTGGGGTTGGTTGCCGCGGTGCAGTTCGCTGGGTTGCCGTCTGTGAAGCTCACTGGTACGTCCACAACTGGGTCGCCTAATCCGATCCCGAATAACACGTTGATCGATGTGTACCGGAATCATGCGGACGGCACGAGGCACAGGGTGTTGACGGAGCAGGGACCGCGCCTGATTGGTGGTGGGTGGGCGTGGTTGGATGTGCATTGCCCGTTCAACCAGGCCGTCACGTATGACATCACCGCTGCTGGGTTCACCGCTACGTCGAACCCGGTGTTTGTGCCGTCGAAACGGACTTGGTTGGTTCACCCGTCGCAGGCTGACTTGTCGGTGTTGGTGGATATGGTCACGAAAGTTGATGCCCGGGCGACGGGGTCGCGGGCGTCGAAGTTCGTTCCGTTCGACGGTAAACCGTTTTACATCTCTGGTGGGTCGAGGGAACCGGTGTCGGGTTCTTTGATTCTTTTCACGACGGACACGGGTCCGTTGGTGGAGCTGTTTGCGGACGATCAGGTGATCCTGGTGAACACCCCGGGCACCCCGGGGTGGGATATCGGGTGGATGTGGGTTCAGCCTGGAGCGGTTTCGTATGGGAACCCTGCGGATGGGGTGCGGGTGCCGGCGAGGTTGGTGACCGTTCCGTTCGATGAGTCGGCTGATCCCGACATGGATTTGGACCCGGTGTGGTCATATGACGACGCTGCCGCCGCGTGGGCCACGTACACGGCGATGGACGCCGCGTACGGGTCGTACCTGGATTTGGTGACGGACACGAGGCTCTGATGTGGGCTGTGGATGACCCGGTCCGACTGGCCCGGGCGCTGCGGGCGGGCCACAAGGTGAGGTGCCGGGTCGAGGTTTGGGCTGATGGGCAGATGGTCACGGAGTCGGCACCGTTTGAGGACGGAACCGTCACGGACACTTGGGTTGCGGCTGGGGTGCGCAGAACCTTGTCACTCGCCGTTGCGCCGTCCGTGGATTGGTTGAAGTGGTTGCAGCAACCCCGGTTGGAGGTGCGCCCGTTCCGGGGTGTGCAGTATTCGAGGTCTGCGTCGGTGGAGTGCCCGTTGGGGCGGTTTCCTGTATTGCCACCGGAGCGGTCGCTGCCCATGAGTGCGTTGACGGTCACTGCGAATGACTATTACCAGCGGATCGTTGACGCGAAGTTCGCTTACCCGGTGCAAACCGAAACGCAACCGGTGGTGAACGCAATCCTTGACCTGTTCTATAACTCGGGTGCGGTGCTGCCGGGGTTGCAGAACCCGGTGATCCTGACCACCACGGGTGGTGTCGCGGCGGCTGCGTTGTTGGAACGCGCCAGGCATGACGCGATCGTTGATTACGCGAAGTCGTTTAGCCTTGAGGTTTTCGTTGACCGGGTTGGGCAACCCACGATCGCGGATGCGCAGGTGTTGGGTGTCCCGGTGTCGGACCTGGCGGGGACGGTGGAGAAAGCGACCGTGAAATCTGATGACACTAAGGTGTTCAACCAGGTTGCTGTGACATCGTCGGCGCAGGGTGTGCAGTTCGACGCGCAGGTGGCGGTCGCGGACCGGTCCAGCCCTGCCGCGCAGTGGCGGATCGGGCCGAAGGTGCTGACCTATTCATCACCGGTCATCACTTCACCGGACGCAGCGCTGAGCGCTGCACTGTCCATCCTGGCGAAGGTTTCCGGGCAGGCACTCACCTACACCTACTCGTGTGTCCCTGACCCGCGTAGAGATGCGGGGGACACCATTACAGGGCCGGACCCAACAGGGGAAGTTGTGGTGACGCAGATCGCGTCGGTGACGCACCCGTTGACCGCGAACGGGCGTCAAGCGATCACGACGGTGTCGACGCAGGCACCGGTATGAATGGCGCAGACGACTTGGCAGCAGCGGTGCATGAAGTCATGCCTGACCTGCTGTTGTTTCCCGCTGAGGGTGTCATTACCCGGTTGAACGTGAGCCGTGGTGTCACCGGGGTAGGGCCGGTGCTGTCGGTGTCAGGTCTTCAGGTGGTGGTCAATGGTGTCCCGTATGACTGTGGAGCGTCGGGTGCGTTCATCGCTGAGATCGGCGCGGCATCAGCGTCCAGTAGTTACGCGGGTGACGACTTCGTTGGGCGGCACGTGAAGGTTGAGTCGTTGGGTGGTCGGTTGTTGGTGGCTTATACAGTGAATTGGGGTTGATGGTGTCGGTAACAGGTCCCACAGGTCTGGTGTATCCGGCTGGCGGTCAGGCCCCGAATGTGCCGGGTGATTTTGCGGCGTTTGAGGCGAGTGCACGGAACCGGATTGTTGCGACGTTCCCTGATACGACAGCGCGGGATGCTGCGTTCACTGGGCTCACTTCGACGCAGAAGGCTGGGATTCTGTGTTGGATCGTGAACCGTGGTGGTCACTGCTATTTCGATCCGACGTCAGGGAACTGGCAGTGGTGGTCGGTTCACCGGAAGGTGACGGGTGGTACGAGGGCGTCGGCTGCTGACTCTGCGTCGGTAACACCGGGGGTGGTTATCCCGTTGGCTCCGGTGGCGTTGCCGCCGGGGAACCGGTTGCTGCATGTTGTGGCGTCCGGGGTGATCCAGAACCTGTCGGCGTCGGGGTCTGCTATTGGCCGGTTGTTCGTCACTCCGGGGTTGCCGGATGGGGATAACTATTTGCAGGAGTCTTTGGGTCCGGGTGAGCAGAATTCCACGTCCCGGGATTGGTATTTGGTGGCGTCGGGGACTGTGCAGTATCAGTTGTCGGGTTTGATGGTTTCGGGGACGGCGTCGGGTGTTCGGTTCACGAATACGTGGATTCAAGTGTTTGATCTTGGTCCGACTGACGACTGATTGGTAGTTGCCGGCGCGGTGTTGCGCCCGGTTCTGTTTGTCCGCCTCCAGCGGACGTGTTCGTTTGGAGGCGTTGGTCATGGCTGTTCATTACCCGATCGCTGGTCGTCGCTCCGTTGATTCGAGTTTTGTGTGAGCAGCCTCACGGAGTTCTGGTTGGCGATCCCGGAACTAACCGCAGGTGACCCACTCCCGTGGTGGGCATACGTTTTGGTCAGCATGGGGTTGCTCATCGGTGGTGGTGTTGTTCGCCTTGAACTGCTGCACTACCGGGCTGTTCAGACGGGGAAACTGATCCCAAGGATCACGATGGACCTGATCGTGGCTGCGAAGGACACCGAAATTGAGCGGCTACAAAGGGATGTTGAGCGGTGGAACGGTGCCTATCACATCACCCACGCTGCGTTTGTTGAGTTGAGTCAGTCGATTGATGACATGACTGATGCTTTGCAGCAGGGGCCGAACAGGCGACCTGCGCGTGACATCCCTCCGACCCGAACTGTTCCGAACTCGGAGGCGGCGAACCGTGACCGACGAAGCCGAGAACGTGCCTGAGAACTCATCTGATGCGATTGATAGTGCGTGGCGGACGTTCGCGCACGCGAAGCAGAAACGGCATGACTTGCAGCGGTTGTTGTTCGCTCAGAGGGTTGCGGAGGGGATGGACTCACGGATCACAGAGGCTCTGGGGGCGAAAAATCAGTGACGCATGTGCGGAGCTTTTGGGGCGACTACTGGTTGTTCATCACTGGTGTGATCGGTTGGTTGTTGCTGTTGGGGTCGTGCTGGGTGGTGCCGGCGATGCAGACGTACATGTATGCGTTGGTGTGGGCTGGTCTGGGTGCGTTGGCTGCTGGTCTGTTCGTGGTGGGGTATCTGCGGTTTTCGAAGCCGTCGAAGGACCCCGTGACACGGAAGCGGAAGTGGTCGGGTACGTGGGTGTGGTTGTTGGCGCAGTCCGCGATCGTCCTGTTGGTGGTGGGTATGAACTTCGCGCTCAGGTTCATCAACGTTGAAACCGCGATTTTCACTGAGGACCGGATTGAGCAGTACCGGTTCACTGCCGCGGTGTTCGTGACGGTGTTTGTGCAGCAGGTGTGGTTGCTGTGGATGTGGATTGATCAGCAACGCACAACCCGTGCGCGTATCCGCGCGGAGATCGCAGCGCAGCAGGCGATGTGACGTGGTCATGGGGGATCGAATACCCGCGACGAAACCTAGGAGAACCATGCCGTTGAACGACGATGACCCGAACGCTGAGGGCAACCTCAGCGATGAGGAGTACGCGGAGCAGTTGAAGGAGTTCGCGGCCGAGCACCCGATGCCGGGTCCGGCCCCGGATCAGTACACGCTGCTGGACGAAGAGGACCGCAATGGCGACCCTCGGTAGCGGCGTTCAACCGGTTCGCACAGGACCGGACTACGGTGCATGGCGCTACGGGGAACCATTCGGCGCGGCGGTGCATTGCTTGCAGTGCCCGGGAGGCGTGAACGTCCGCAGCCTCGTCGGGCCCGGTTCGTACGCAGCCAACGAGGGCGTCTCGCCGCACGTCATGGCGGGGCAGGACAAGATCGTTGAGCTACTCGGGCCGGACCGTTGGGGTGCACACGTCGGTCCGCAAGGCAACGCGATCCTTTGGGGCGCAGAGGTCACCGGCATGGCCGAGTGGACACCGGCGCAGTGGTGGGACAACGCGCCGGCGGTGTTGAACCAGGCGAAGGCTGTTGGCCTGATGTGGCGGTTCCACGGGTTCAACGTGAACGACCTGAAGTGGGGGTCGCTGAACGAGTTGAAGGAGGCCAAGCGTCGGCATGACGCCGGGCTGCCACCTGTTTCGCCGCGAGTGTGGATTCACTGGGATGTGACGAAAGCCCTGGGTGGTACGACGCATTGGGATGTCGGCCTCGGGTACTTGTTTGATGAGTTCATCGTTTGGGCGCGTGAGTGGGTGACCGGTGTGCGGACGCCTGGTAACCCCGGTCGCCCGGATACGAGTGGCACCCCGGGTGGTGGTTCCGGTGCGGGTGGCGACGAGTTTGACCTGCTCCGTTGGTTGTCCGACCCGGCATATACCTGATGGTGCGGCTCGCTGCGTCGGATGCGGATGAAGCCATCCTGGTTCGGAACCTCATGATCGCCTACAAGGTGTCGGATTGGTTCGCGGAATCGAACCATCTGAATCTGTGGGATGTGCGGGACGTGATGACGACGATGTTGGTCACGGAGTCTGGTGGTGGATTTATCTACGCCAACGACGGGCAAGGATTCCGCGAACCCGATGGCGTCGTGAACCGGACCCCGTGGAACTGGAACCCGCAGACGAATAAGCCGATCGGTACCCCCGAGCAGCGCGCGCAGATGCGCGCTGTGCTGCGGCGGTCGTTGGATTTGCCGCACGACATCGTCGGTTCCAATGGCAGGAGCACAGGCCCGTGCCAGCAACTTTCGGTGGAAACCGGCGGGGCTTGGGGTCCGATGGCAGCCACGATGCGGATGGACCTGTCGGTACTGATGTTCCTCGACGCCGTTAACTGGTCAGATCGTTCCCCGCTGTACCAGGGGAAGCAGATGGCGAACTGGCAGACGGCGATGCTGCTGCGGGTGCAACGCCCGTTGGCGTCCGAGGTCGCAACGAACTACGGCGCAGCGCAACTGGCGCGAGCGCAGGCAATCGCCCGGGATGAACGGTTCACCCCGGCACCCCTCACTGATGAAAGTTGGATCATCGACATGGCCGACCAAGCTGCGCTCGACCGGTTCGCAAATGAGGTTGCGGATCTCACCGTTGCCCGGTTGCGGGCACTTCCCCCGGGTGACCCGTTCTTCGTGGCGTTGTACCGCACGTCGGTGGCGGGGCAACCGTATGACGAGTTCCTCGCGGGGCTCAAAGATCTGCTGCTGCATTTGCGGGATGACGTGCCGAACCATGCGTCGTTGTCGGCGCAACTGGACGCGTTGAAGGTTGGGCCAGCATGAGTGTCTTGGCTGCTGGTGCGTTCTGGGCCGCGACTCTTGAGCGAGCGGTACGTACCGCGGCGCAGTCCGCGATTGGTGTGTTGACGGCGAATGCGGCAACTCCCCTTGAGATTGATTGGTCGCAAGCGGCTGTCGTTGTGGGTGTTGCTACGGCGTTGTCTGTGTTGACTTCGATCGTGGCGTCGGGTGTTGGGAATGTGGGTCCGTCGTTCACGACTGAGGAGTTGACTCCTCCTGCACCTCCGGTTCCGGTTGACCCGAAGGTTCCGCCCGGTCAGTAGTTAAGGTTTCTGGCTCGTTCCTTTAATTCATTCACCCCGCAATTAAAGTTTGCGGGGTGCTTGGCGTGCCCTTTGGAGGCTGACCCCGGTGACCTTAATCAACCTCGTCTACCGACGCCCGGATGGTGTGCACGCTGAGGGCACTTTGCTGACTGCTGCTGATGGCAGTGTGGCGGTGTCGTCGGTCCGTCGTTATGACACGTCGGATGGTGAGATGACGCGGGCTGCGTTCACTGTGCCGTTGGGAACTCAGGGTGTGTTCCTTGACCCGGGGACATGGAACTTCGAATTGATCGGGGTCAGTGATGGTAAGGGTGGTTACCTGTCGGGTGACGACGCCATCAGCACCCGCACTGTCCCGAATAGTGGGACGTTCGATGTTGATGACCTGACGGAGGTTTCGGGGTCGTCGGGTCAGGGTTTGGCACCGGAATGGAAGGCGTATATCGACGCGGCGATTGCGGCTGTGACGGTCGGTGCTGGTGGTGCACCTACGGGTTCCGGTGCTGGTGGTGCGTTCATCGCGGTTGATGTGACGGACACGACCGCTACGGGTCGGTCGGTGATGACGGCGGCGAATGCTGCTGCTGCGCGTACTGCGATCGGTGCGGGTACTTCGAGTCTCGTGGTGGGTACTGCGAGTACTGACGCGAAGGCAGGGAATTACCAACCGGCGGCTGCGAATGTGAGTGATTCCACGACGGTTGGTCGTTCGGTGTTGACGGCTGTGGATGCGGCTGCTGCCAGGACTGCGATCGGTGCCGGCACATCGTCGTTGGTGATTGGTACAACCACGGGTACCGCTGCTGACGGTGGGACTGTGCAGTCGTTGGTGACGGGTGGGACGGTTGTCCCACCGAATGGTGCTACTGGGCGGGCTGTGTTCGCGGCGAGCACTGTTGGTGATGCGACGTTGGCGTTGGGGTTGAACCTCGTCAACAACACCGACGACCTCAGCAAGCCTGTTTCGACGCCGCAGCAAACGGCGATCAACACGGCCATCACCAACGCGCTGAACAGTGTGGTCCTCGACTCGGAACGGAACATCGCGAATGGTGTCGCCGGGCTCGACGCGCTCGGGAAGATCCTCCTGTCTGTGTTGCCGTCCGTGGTGGCGTTGACCGTGAGGCAGGACCCAACCACGGGGGTTTGGCCTAGTCGCCCGGTGTGGCCGGGGATGGTGATGTGGGTCGGAACCAGCCCTGCACCGGGTGGTGGAACCGTCACGAACGGCACTGGGATGGTCGACAGCATTGATATTGAATTGCTCGGCGCGTGAGTGCCCGAGCGTGGCAGGTCGGGTTTTACCGGTCGGGGTTCCTGTTCATCCTCGGTCGCCCACCGATCCTCGTTGATGGTTCTTTGCCCACCACGAATGGCCTGGGCCTCGGTCCGCTCGGCCTGAGCCCCCTCGGGAGATAGCCTTATGGTTGCATCGTTGTCGTTTCCGTCTGTCCCGCAGGGGAATCAGACGGGGTGGGATGTTCCGCTGAAGAATGACATCACCGGCATGAACGCTGACATTGAGACGTTGAAGTCGGCGGTGGCGTTGTTGTCGCCGGGTCCTACGGCGTCACCGTTCGGGTCGTTGGTGAACGTGAAGGACTACGGCGCGACGGGGAACGGCGCGACGGATGACACGACGGCGATCATCAACGCCCGGAACGCGGTGCTGGGGTCGACGGTTAATGGTGGGAACTGCACCAAGACGCTGTATTTCCCGGCTGGGATTTACCGGGTGACGCAACCGGGGTGCATCGTTGATTCCCCGAACGCTGCGGGTGCGGCTCAGGCGATCATCGGTTCGTTCAGGGTGATGGGCGACGGTAAACGGGTCAGTGAGATTTTCTTCGACTACGCGGGTACCGCCGCCGCTGGGAAACACCCCGGCAGTATCAGCCCGTTCGTGATGGGTAACCGGGTGAACCGGCTAAGGGTGTCAAACATCCGGTTGCGGTCCGCGAACGGCACGAACACCGGGTTTTTCTTCTGGTCCCGCGACAACGGTGACACCACATTCACCTACCCCGAGTACGGGTCCGGCAACAACCAGGACATCCGGTTCGAGGAAATCGAGTTCGCCGGGGCGTGGCGTTGGGGTGTGTTGTGCGACGGTGACCAGCAAACGAACCTGAACAGTGAGTTTTTCCTGAAACGCATCAACACCACCAACGCCACCACGTTCGCTGGTGCACTGTTCCAGGTTGGGTACACCAACTGGCAGGCCAACGGTCAGCAGGACCAGATGGTGAACTACGTGTTCGATGAATGCAAGTTTGAGTACCTGTCCGGTGACTGCTTGGTGTTCAACCGGGGTGGGTTCCTGAACTGTAGGGGTGGGTCGTGGATTCTTGGGATCGCTGACGCAACGGCGAAGGTTGGTGGTGTGTTCTTCAAAACTGGGGATGTCACGGCCGGGCATAATGCGTCCACGATGCAGGCCACGTTCAACGGTATCCGCTTGGAGTTGAGGCACGAGAATTGTAAGTTCTTCGATGTGGCGTGGTATGGCAACGGTGCGCACATCACGATCGACAACTGTGCGGACACGGCGAACAGTTTCCTGGCGTTCGGGCCGTTGGTGTCGTCCATCGTCAGGGTTCATTCGGGGTCGTTGCCTTCGTTGCGGATCGTTAACTCCACATTGGGTGGGTTCATCCAGGTTTTGGGGGCGCAAACGTCCACGACGATTGGGCGGATCGTGCTCGACCAAACCGGGTTTTACAACTACCCCACGGGTGGCATCGGGACCATCGCGGCGGCGAACACATTCCTGAGGTACGACACGGCGACGGTCCCGAAGTACAGGTACCGGGACTGCCCGAACGTCGTTGACGCAGCGAACTAACGGAAGGCTGATATGGCGATCACGAAACCCGGTACGTTCGGTGCTGGCGACACAACTTCGGTGTCCACGAGGAACACGTCGGTGTTGCCGACTGTGGTGGTGGGTGACGTTCTCTTCTGCATGGTGATGGGGACCAGTTCGACTACGGTGATGGCTGTTTCCGCGCCGGGGGTGACGTTCGTCCAGCAGGACAAGCAAACAGTGTCCGGTCTTGGGGCGACCTTGTTCCGGGGGATCGTCACCAACGCTGCCGCGTCACCCACGGGCGCAACGGGTGCGGTGGTCACAGTCACCACGTTCCAAGCGGACGGAACAACTGCGCTCCTCACCCGCGTGTCGGTGTCTGGGATTGTGTTGCGGGGTATCGACAACACCGGCACGTCTGGGGCTAACGCGGTCAACGCGATCCTCGGGTCTGTGTCCGGCACCGGGTCATCCACGTACGTCACCCCCAACACCCCGTCAACGACGGTGGCGAACACGATCCTGTTGAGCATGGTCGGGTACGCAGGCAGTACCACCCTGTACCTGGACATGACCTATGAAGGTGGCACACCGGACCGTAAGTCGTTCACCGCGGGCACGGCGGTGTCGATCTCCTCCACCGGTATGCACGCTGACCTGACGACCATCGCAGCCGCCAGCACACCGGGCGCGAAGACGTTCATCAACTACTCGAACACCCCACCGACGACGACCGCGGCTGGGTCCCGGGTTGGTTGGTCGATCGCTGTTGCGCCGGCTGCTACTGCCCCGACTGTGTCCGCGACGATCAGCGCGTCGGACCCGGTTGTTGGTACGGCGCTCAGTTTGAATGGGACGATCACGGGTACTGCGACGTCGCAGGGTTGGTCACAGATCAGTGGGCCAACGTCCCCGACGATCAGCGGTTCCACGACGGTTACGGGGACGGTGACGCCGACTGTTGCGGGTACGTACGTGTTCCAGTTCGACGCGTCGAACACGGCTGGTGCTGCGACTCCCGCTCAGGTCACCGCGTATGTGCACCCCGCGTCGGGTGACCCGACCCCTGTTGTGGCTGTCACGTTGGGTGTGTTCACGGCGTTGGCTGGTACCACAGCGGCGGCGAACCTCAACGACGCCAACGACACCACCGGTATCCAGAACACCGGCACCCCAGTGCACACCGACAAGGCGACCATTACTTACGCCCCGCTCGGGTTGGGTGGGATCACGTTCCCGCTGCGGGGTCGGTGGACGAGTTCGGCGTTGACGATGCGGGGCATCGCGTACAAAGCTGACGGCACCACACAGTTGTTCACCGCCGATTTCACCCTCACCAACACTGTCGCCACGTACAACCTCGTGTTGGACTCCACCGCATTGGCGGCGATCCCAGCACTGTCCGACAGGCGTGCCCTGATCGTGAAAGTCTCCGCGGCGTAATGGCATTCGAACTGGTCGAAACGTCGGGTGCCGCGGCACCACTGTCGACATTTGAACTGGTCCAAACGTGGGGTCAAGCGACGAACACCAACGCATTCGAGTTGGTGTTCACCGCTGGGGTCGCGGCGGCAGCATCAGGTGTTTTCGAGTGCGTATTCACCAGTGGTGTCGCCACAGCAGTGTCATCGGCGGCGGATCAAACCGTGGAACCATTCGACACCGTCACACTCCCCGCCGGGACATGGGTCCAAACCGGTGGCCCACCATCCATCACGCTCGTGTCGAACCAGTTCATCGCCCCCGCCGGCCCAGACGGATACTCCCTCCAATTCACCAGCGGGTCAACGGTTATCACCATCGCCGTGTACCCGCACACAGTTTTCCTAGCCCAACCTGGCCCCGTTGAACGCCCCCTGTACGTTCACCCCGGGTCCGGCGCAGTGCCAGTTGTCAGCGGCAGCATCAGTTGGAAGTCCGGCGCGGGTGGGCCAAGCGTGGCAGGGGTATCCCACATCGCAAACGGTGATTTCAACGTGTGGCGTGGAGGCACCGGGCCTGCACCAATCGCCACGACCTGGCAGGACGCGGCGTACTCGGCGCCGTCAACTGGGCTGACCTATTTGGATGCTGGCGGCACCTACGCCTCGTGGTCCGGTGATATGGATGTCACCATCGGCGGGGTGTGGTCAACTGCGAACGGTGGAGATGCGACAGCGGCGAACAACACCTGGGCCAACGCCGCCACCGGCAGCTACGACGCCAAGTGGACGGCGATCCTGAACAACGTCAAAACACACTGGACGAGAATCCCGAGGGGAACCATCTACCTGCGTTTCTGCCATGAGATGAACGCATCATGGTACGACTGGCAGGTTCGGTCAACGGAGGTGGCTGCGTTCATCACGGCATGGCAACGGTTCCGCGGGTTGCAACAGTCGATCTTTCCCGCCGCGAAACTTGTGTTCTCCACGATCACCGCAACGAACCGGCCATCTGATATGTACGACTGGCGGACCCTGTGGCCGGGCGACGCGTATGTGGATGTCCTCGGGACCGATTACTACGGGGACACATACAAGAATGTGGTCATTAACGGTGGGTCCGGGTTCGACTCGTCGGGTGGGCCGCGTAACCTGCCTGAGTATCTAGCGTTTGCGACGACGCATGGTAAACCGTTAGCGCTCAGCGAATGGGGGGTTGACCCGGTGTTCGGGTCCGGTGACGACCCGAACTTTATCCAGTACGTGTACAACTTCGTTTCGTCCAACGCTGGGACCGGCGCAGGGAATGTTTCCTACGAGTGCTATTTCAACCAGTCCAAGTCACCCACCGACCGCCGACAACTGTATTACGCC